CATTTGTAGAAGCATATTATGAATATCTAGACAATCAGGGTATAGATCTAACTGAGATGCGTGATATTGATACCACGTTGGATTCTTTCATTAAATATTTTAAGAAAGAGTTAGCTGTTAATGTGCCAACTGATATTAAAATTAACGAACGATTTTTATTAAAGCACATTAAAGAACAATATCTAGCCAAAGGTTCAGAAGGTTCTTTTAAATTATTGTTTAGATTACTATATGATAAACCTGTTGAGGTTGCATATCCTGGTCGAGCAATGTTACGTGCTTCTGATGGTAGATGGCAGCAAGATATTTCTATGTTCGTTAAGGTTTCTCTCGGAAACCCAGCTGATATTGATGGTAAGTTAGTAGATGTAATCAAACCAAATTCATCATTTAAAATTCTTATTGACCGTCGACAGTATGTTGAGGTTGAAGTTGATCGTGTTGTACAATTATCTGATGACACTTACGAACTATTCATTGATAGAAAATATTTCGGAGACATAGCTGTCGGCGATGTTATTCGATATAAAGAATTGTTTACAGGAACTATTGTAGCAACTACTTCTGCTCTAAAAATAACTGCGGCAGGAACAGGGTTTAAAGCTGGTCAGCTATTTGAATTGAAGAATGGTTCAGGCGTTCGCTCTATTATTAAAGTTAATAGAACAGATGCAGATGGTGGAGTTTTAAATGCTGAATTTATTAAATTTGGTATTGGTTATGCAACAGATTTTGAAATTACCATTGACTCAACAAAAGATTTTTATACAACTGATACTGTAACAAAAGCACTGGCTGTTTCTATCGGTCCAGGTGGTGGTGTTGCAGCTAATATTATTACTGGTGGTCTTGGATATACTTCATCGCCAACTATTACAATATCCGCTCCAGCAACTGGAACACAGGCTGTCGGTAGTGCCACAATTGTTAATGGAACAATAACAAATATTGCTATAACAGGTGCTTCAGGATATTCATCTAATCCGACAATTACAATCGGATATCCTGGAACTGTAACAAGCCCAGTATCTTGGGCGGCAACAACTTCTGTTGCTTTAAATGCCTATCTATTGACCTCAGATTCTAATTATTATAAGGTTACAACGGCAGGAACAACTGGTTCAACTAGACCAACATTCACAAGTGGTTCTGCTTCTAATGGTACAGCTGTTCTTCAATTCATAGGCAAACAAGCAACTGCAATTGCATATCAACTTAGTGCTTCGGCAACAGTTGCAGACTCAACTGCAGGGTTTGGGGAGCAGGGTTATATTAGCAAATATGATTATACAACTCCAACAACATCAGCTGATCGATATATGGATGGATCCTATGTTGGTACTTTACTGAGAGAATTTTCAGTGCAGCCAGGAGGGGTTACGACATATATAAATCCAAAAGTTCCAGCTTCTATAAGGGTAACTTTGGGATCACTGGCAAAGTATCCAGGATATTTTTCATCTAATGATGGATTCTTATCTGATGCTATGTTTATTCAAGATAGTCGATATTATCAACCATTCTCATATGTTTTAAGAATCGACGAACGTCTCGCATCATATAGAACTGCAGTTAGAACTATGGTACACCCAGCTGGAACTGCATTGTTTGGTGAATTTCAGATTCAGAATAATTTTGATATCTCAATTACATTAGAGTCTTTGGTAAAGGCACTGTCACTATCGTTGAAAGATACAGTTACTATGCTAGATACAAGTATAGTATTTTTCTCTTCTAAACAAATTGATGATACGCAAACTATTGTTGATGGAACTCAATCTTCTGGAACAATGTTTTTTGTTGTCAGTAAAGCACTGGCTGATTCTATTTCAACACCAACTGATTCAGCAACGAAACTGGTTGGTAAAGCACTGGCTGATTCTATTTCAACACCAACAGATGCTTTGACCCAATTAGTTGGTAAAGCACTGGATGATTCTATTTCAACACCAACAGATGATTTGACCCAATTAGTTGGTAAAGCACTGGATGATTCATCTGCACCAACAGATGTAACTTATATAAACACCGATAAATATATTCAGGATACCACTGTAGGAACTTTTACAGAGAATGGATATGTATCAAAAAACCCATATAGTGAGGGTGGTTATTTTGCAACTACCCCCATTTATTACAATGATGAAATTGTGCAAACCTTTTCTGCCTAATTCATCTACTTAAACCAAATAGGAGATTCATTAATATGAACATTCAAGAAATTTTAAAACCTACTGGACTTGTTAAAATTGTCCAAACAAATGCTGCTGGTGAAACAGTAAAAGAATTCGAAGTACCAAACCTTGTTGTTACAACTGGTAAAAACTACATCGCTTCAAAGATTGTTGCTACAACCAACAGCCCAGTTTCAATGACTCACATGGCGATTGGTACTGGTATTGTTAGTCCGCTTGCAGCTGACTCTACATTGGGAACTGAAGGTGGACGTGTAACATTATCAGCATCAACTGTATCAACAAACACTGTAACTTATACTGCAACTTTCCCAGCTGGTACTGGTACAGGCGCAGTTACTGAAGCTGGTATTTTCAATGCATCGTCTTCTGGTACTATGTTATGCCGTACTACTTTCCCAGCAGTTAACAAAGCGTCTGGTGATACTATCGCTATCACTTGGGTTGTAACTGTAAGCTAATAAGAAAACAAAATGGCAAATTCATCTTCTCTACTAAAAACTCTTTTACATAAAACCATCGCTGAAGGTTTATATAAAGAGGTTTTATCACGCACATCAAGATATTATTATTTCCTTGGTAAGACTTTGTCGTGGGAAGATGAAGCAACACCTCTAATTCCTGTTGATTCGTTTCAATATGAAAAAGACACACGTAATGAAATTATTACATATAAAGAAATCAAACCTTCTGATGTGGCATTTACTGTTCCTAGAATTGATTGGATTTCTGGTGATGTTTACGATATCTATGATGATAACTATTCAACTGAAGTTATTGGAATTAATTTAACAAATGGTGGTGGAGGTTATATCTCCACTCCAACAATTACTATAGATCCACCAGATTTAACTGATGGTCTTCAGGCAACTGCACAAGCTGTAATTTATAACAATCAGGTTGTTGATATTGTTATGTTACATAAGGGTTCTGGATATACAAATGCGCCAGCCATAACCTTTAGTGGTGGTGGAACTACGGCAGTACAAGCTATTGGCGTTGGTGTTATTGGAAAGTCTTCGAATGGATTTCAGAAACTCGAAGACGCATTATTTTATGTAATGACAGATGAATATAATGTATATAAATGTCTTGATAATAATAATGGTGCTAGATCCACAACTAAACCTATTGGCACACAAATCTTACCAATAACATTATCTGATGGATATGTTTGGAAATATCTGTACAACGTTCCTATTGCACTTAGAACTAAATTTCTAACATCTGATCAGATGCCAGTTATCACTGCATTATCCCAGCAATTTTATTCTGCTGGTGGTATCGAAAACGTGCAGATTGACAATAGAGGAATTAACTATACAGCGGCAAACCTTTCTGTGTCTGGAGACGGATACTTAGAATCTGATCCTGTATTTCTCTCATCTACACTAACTACAAATATCGGGCAAGATTATTCTGATGCTGATACTTTTATTATTGCTCAACCATATGAAACTTCTTCAGTTTGGTTAGCAACACACTCGTATGCTCTTGGAACAAAGTTATTATCAAATAATAACATCTATGAAGTTGTACAAGCAGGAACTACTTCATCTGTTGCGCCTAATCACAAACGTGATGTGGTTGCGAACGGAACAACTGCTTTAAAATATCTTGGAACAACTGCCAAGGCATTTCCAACATTTTATTCTGGAACTGCCTTTCCGGCTACAACAGCTGTGCTTATTGGTAATGAATATGTTGTAAGCAACCGTGTTTATATTGTTACTCAGTCTGGAACAACAGGAGCATCTGGTCCAACTGGAACTGTTGTGGGCGTTGCAGAAAATAATGGAACATCAAAATTTGCATATGTTAGTCGTACAAATGGAATTTCTGGTATTAATTTAGTGGGTGGTGTTAAAGAGATAAACCTAACAGCTTTTGGAAATGGTTATACAACAAACCCAACTGTTACCTTTACTCCGTCGACACTTACATTTAATTCTTCTGGAGTTAACACATCAACTGGAATAATTACTGTTGGTCCACATTGGTTCTCCACTGGAGACCAAGTTGTTTATAACAATGGTGGTGGTACAACAATTGGTGGATTGGTAAATAATACAACATATTACATAATCAAAGCAACATCAACAACGATCAAATTGGCAACTACTTATAGTAATGCCATCGCTGGAACAAGAGTAACGATTTCGTCAACTGGATCAGGAGCAGCACAAAACTTTTATAATTCTGATTCATACCCATCAGCTTATGCTGAGATATCTCCAACTGGAGTTGTTAAGAGAATCAAAATAATAGATCCAGGAAATAATTATATAACACCACCGACTATAACTATTGGTAACCCATGGACAGGTTCAACTGCAGTTACTCTTGGTCAGCAATATTTTACTGCCAATAGATTATATACAGTTACAACTGCAGGAACAACTCATGCTACAACAGCACCAACATCGGCGCAAAATGCGCTTGGTACAGCTTACACTAACGGAACAGCTTCATTAACGTATGTTGGCCAAGCTGCTTCTGCTACTTGCTCTCTGAGATACGGTGCAGGATATTCTGGAAATCCATCAATATCAGTTTTAACAACAACAGGTTCTAATTTTTCTGCAAGTTTTACCTCACTTAAATCTGACGCAAAATTAATTCCTATTTTGGAAAATGGACAGATCGTATCTGTCCAAGTTGATGACCCAGGAGTTGGTTATTCTTCAGCAACAATTAACGTTGCAGGGGATGGAACAGGGGCAGTTGTTACACCAGATATCTCTATTGGTAATATTAATACATTGCAAGCTAATAATGAACTTTTGACAACATCAGGAACATTGGATAACATTCAAGTTATCAGTCAAGGGTATGCTTATGGTACTGCATCAGTAACTATCAATGGAGATGGAACAGGTGCCACTGCAACTGCTATAGTTTTCGGTGGTAAAATTACTAAAATAACTATGACAAACCGTGGTGCTGGATATACATATGCTGATATTATTATTACAGGTAATGGTTGGGGTGCTAAAGCTAGAGCTGTTATATCTCCATTCCTTGGTCACGGTAAAGATGCCTTCGAAGAATTGTTTACTAGAACTTTGATTTTCTACAGTAATGTGTCAAAAGATAAGAATCAGGGCTTTGATGTTAATAATGATTATCGTCAAGTTGGTATTATTAAAAATCCAAGAAATTATGCAGCGACAACCCGTTATGCTTCCGCAACAGGATCGGCTTGTTTTGTTCTTGAAGCCGATTACGATATAGCGCAGTTTACTAAAGATATGATGTTGACTACTCCAAGAGTAATTGATGGTGTTACTTTTTATAGAAAGTATAGAATCGTTACAGAAAATACAACTGGAACTGGTATGTTGGTTCAATGTTTAGATAATGATCCACCGCAGGTTGCAGATGTTATGACAAATATAAACAACCAATTCTTTACAGTTAAAGCAGTTGGTGCACCAACTGTAGATAAATATTCTGGCGATATGCTGTTTATTGACAATAAAGCTGGGTTTACACCTTCAGCTGATGAGACTGTAACACTTAGAACTGTTATCAAATTCTAAACTAAATAGTGTATAAACTAACCAATAGAAGAATGAAATATGCTTAATTTCAATACCGAACCGTACAATGACGATTTCTCAGAGGATAATAAATTTTATCGTATCCTATTTCGCCCATCGTTTGCAGTTCAAGCCAGAGAATTAACTCAATTACAGACGATTCTTCAGAATCAAATTTCTAAGCACGGAAATTATGTCTTTAAACAGGGAGCAATGATTGTTCCTGGACAAGTATCTATTGATAAAAATTTCAACTATGTTAAATTAAAAACTAGCTATGGGCAGGCTGTAACAGAATCATTTATCCAATCTACAGCTGGTAAATTTGTTACGGGTGTTAATAGTGGCGTAAAAGCTCAAATCATTAAAGTTGTTAGTTCAACTGCAACAGATCCAACAACGTTGTACATTCGCTATACAAATTCAGGTACAAACAACGAAACTAAGGTTTTCCCTGATGAAGAAGTTATTACAGTAGACGATACTGGTGACTCATTTCAGGCTATCGCAACCGCTGCCACTGGAGTTGGTTCTGGAGCAACTGTAGAGCGTGGCGTGTATTATGTTAATGGTAATTTCGTTCTTTGCGCCGATCCTATTACTGGGCTTGAGCAGACAATCATTTTAACAAAATATACAAACAGTCCAACATATCGTATTGGTTTACAGATTGTTGAAACTACAGTTATTCCGGAAGATGATGAAACTCTTCTAGATAATGCTCAAACTTCATATAACTTTGCTGCTCCTGGCGCACATCGTTTTCACATTGATCTAATATTAACCAAGAAATTAATCGATGATGAAGATGATGAAAACTTCATTCAATTATTGCAGGTTGAAGCGGGTATTATTAAACGCATTGTTAATAAGACAGAGTTCAGCGAATTAGAAAAAACATTTGCACGAAGAACATATGATGAGTCTGGTAATTATGATGTCCGTCCATTTACATTAGATGTACGTGATGCCAGAACAAATAATCGTGGTCAATGGGTAACTGGAACCACATATTATTTGGGAGATATCGTAAGTAATGGTGGTAGGACTTATGTTTCTAAATCAAAATTAGCAACAACTTCTGGAGATACTGCCCCAACTCATACTGATATTACAGGAACATCAAATGGTCCAGTAAAAAAAGATGGAACTACTGGTGTTAGTTGGGAATATACTGAAGCTCCAAATTATAATCGTGGTATCAGCTTAGATGGTAGTGCTGATAAATTAGCTATCGTTTTAGATCCAGGAAAGGCATATGTGCAAGGTTATGAAATTGAAAAAGTTTCAACTTCATATGTTTATGTAGATAAATGTCGTGACTCAACACATCAAGTGCAGGTAACTGAAGCTCTCGTTCCAGCAACTGTTGGTAATTATGTTATTGTAAACTCAATTAATAGTGCTCCGAGAGTTGACACTTATGAAACAGTTGATCTTTATGATAGATTTACTGTACAGGGATTAACAACTTCGTTAAAAGGAACTGCTGTTGGTACTAAAGTTGGTACTGCTAGAATTCGTGGTATTGAATGGCACAATGGTACAATTGGTACTACTGATGCACAATACAAAGTTATGTTGTTCGATATTAAAATGAATTCTGGTAAAGACTTTAATAGAAATGTTAAATCTTTCTACTATAATGCTGGAAGTACAGTGACAAATTTCACTGCAGATATAGTTCCTGTATCTTCTTCACTACAAGGTGACGTCACAAATGTGGCCAGTGTTACATTAACTGGAACAATTACAACATTAACCAATAGTACCACAATAACTGGTACATCGACAACATTTACATCGCAAGTTCCAGTCAACAGCAACATCTATACTTCAGCTAACGTGTATATTGGTACTGTAAAGTCGGTTACAAATAACACAACACTAATTTTACAAAGTAACGCCGCTGTTGCTGTCACTGCCAGTGCTAGTGCTATTTGTGCTGGATTAATTACAGGTGGTAATACAGAGTTTACAACAGCTCTATTGGCAAATGATTATGTTTATGTTGGTTCTAATATTCGTCGTGTTATTTCTGTAAATGGTCAGCAGAGTATTACTATTGATTATCCTGCCACTGTTACACGTGACACTATTCAGAAAATAACAACTGAAATTAAAGAACCAAATAATGAAACACTTTTATTCCCTCTCCCTTATTACGCTATTAAGACCGTAAAAGCGGCAGACGGAACTAATAAAATTACATATAATGTTTCAGAAAGACTAACAAACCAAGCTGGCAGTATACAAGGTATTAGTCCTAACCAATATTGTACTCTTACAGTTGTAAGTGCCTCTGGTGAAATGGCTTCTGCAGCAGAAACAGATAATTTTCAGGTTATTGACACAACAACAGGATTGACTGTTGCTGTTGATCCTGCAAATATAACTATTAATATTTCCTCAGCTACATTTACACTCCCAAGTGCATATGCTGGAAGATCTTTTGTTGTTATTGCGACGATCATTAAACGTCTGTCTGGTGGCTCACCGAAAGCTAAAACCCTACAAGGTACAACTGCAACATATACTTCTAAAGCAGCGGCACAGGCCAATACTATTGATCTTGGTGTTGCCGATGGCTATAGAATTATCACAATTAAACAAGCAACTGGATTTGCTTGGGATAGCAGTCCAGCTATAGCAGATTATGATAATGATGTTAGCGATCGTTATGATTTTGATGATGGTCAGACTGCATCGTTCTATGGAACATCAAAGTTACAATTAAAGCCATCGTTTTCCCCACCAAATTATCCAATTCGTGTTGTATTTGAATATTTCTCACACGGAACTGGCGACTACTTTACTGTTGATTCATATCCAGATTTAGATTATAAGGATATTCCTAATTACAATAATATTTCACTTCGTGATGTTATCGACTTCCGTCCAAGAATTGGAAACAGTAATACAAGTTTCGCAACAACAGGCGCATCATTGTCATTAGTTCCTAAGCGTGGTTATTATATTCAAGCCGATTTTAGTTATTACCTTCCAAGAACAGATAAAATTGCAATTGATTTTAATGGTAATTTCTTTCAGATCAAAGGCGTTCCTTCATTAAATACTGTAACTCCTTCCGATCCAACAATCGGTATGGTTTTATATACAATTAATTTAGAACCATACACATTCTCAACAACTGCTAATAGTGTTATTGTCACAAAACACGATAACAAGCGTTATACGATGCGTGACATTGGTAAATTAGAAAAACGCATTGATACTTTAGAGTATTACACTTCTCTATCAATGTTGGAGCAAGAAACGCAGTCACTGGAAATTATTGATAATGCAACTGGGTTAAATAGATTTAAGAATGGATTTATCGTTGATAATTTTGCTGGGCACAAAACTGGTGATGTTTTATCAGCTGATTATTTCTGTTCTATTGATATGGAGAATAACGAATTACGTCCATTCTATAATATGCAGAACGTAAATATGGTTGAACGTAATACTAGCAACTCTGGACGTATTTCAGATCTATATCAAATTACTGGGGATCTTATAACCCTTCCAATTATTGCACAGCCAGCATTAGTCACTCAACCATATGGTTCTCGTCTGGAAAATATTAATCCGTTCGCAATTTTCACATTCTTGGGTGATGTTAAAATGAATCCTTCTTCAGATGAATGGTTTGAAGTTGATCGTCGCCCAGACATTATTCAAAATGAAGAAGGCGATTTTGATACTATCGCAACCCTTGCTGAAAAAGCAGGTGTTCTTGGAACAATCTGGAATGCTTGGCAAACTCAGTGGGCAGGTACACCTGTCGATGCTGGTTCGTATACAGTAACGCAATATAGTTAAGGAAATTAAATGGCAATTAGAAATATAACATACGCTGTAACTGCTCAAACCCTTAGTCAATCTAGAACTGGTATCAACACAAAAGTTGTTGCTAAGATTGACCGTCGCCAAATTGAAGATCGTGTTCTTTCTTCAGCAGTTATTCCTTATATTCGATCAAGAAATATTCTTGTTAATGTTAATGGTCTTAAACCATTAACTAAATTCTACCCATTTTTTGATAGAATATTGGTTTCCCAATATTGTGTTCCTGCAACAAAAATTACTTTCTCTGAATCTGTGGAGTTTGATGCAACTTCCAATGTTGGTGTAGACTCAAATAAAGAAGCTCGCCGTGTTAATGGTGATACACAAGTATGTTTAAATCGTGGCGACATTATTACAAACGCTGGCTTAACTGCCACTGCAGTTGTTGTAGGCAAAGAAAAAACTTTTAATACCGATGGTACAATTGCAAGTCGTTCTATTTATGTTGTAAATATAAAAGGAACATTTAATACAGCAGATGTTATCACTGGTTCTGTTAGCTTGGTTTCTGCAGTTATTGATAGTATTGGTACAGTAAAAGTTGCTGGAGACAGTCTAGTAACAAACCAAAATGGTGAAATACATTTCTTGTTTAATATTCCTAACACTGAAAGCGTTCGCTTCCGTGTTGGTCAGCGTGAGTTTGTTCTTACAGATTCCGCAATTAACGATTTCAATTTTACGTCAAAGGGTCGTGGCCAATACTACGCTATGGGTATTCTTGAAACCAAACAAGCTACCATCGTTGCCACAAGAAATGCTCAGCTAGTTAAAGAACAGGTTAGTCAGAATCAAACTATCGTAACAACATCATCACGGGTTGTTGCTGATACAGGTTGGTATGATCCTTTGGCACAAACTTTCTTGGTACAACAGCAAGGTGGTGCCTTTCTTACTAAAGTTGATATATTTTTTGCAACTAAAGATAAAACCATTCCAGTTACACTAGAAATTCGTGATGTTGTTAATGGATATCCAGGACAAAGTGTTCTACCATTTTCTCGTGTTACATTAAAACCTGAGGATGTTAGTATCTCAGCTAATTCAGTAACACTTGCAGATGGAACAGATGTTCCGAGTTATGACACTGCAACTACATTTACTTTCCCATCTCCTGTATATGTACAGAACAATACAGAATATTGTATCGTTCTTGCTTCAGATTCTAATGGATATAAGGTATGGGTTTCTAATACTGGTGATAAGATTCCTAATTCTAGTCGCACAATTTCTGAACAACCATATGCTGGTGTTCTGTTTAAATCACAGAACGGGTCTACTTGGACAGCCAATCAAGATCAGGATTTGAAATTTACAATTTATCGTGCACAATTTCAAACAAATGTTACAGGCACTGTTAAGTTTGTTAATGACGTTGTTCCTAAACAAGATCTAGAGAAAGATCCATTTGAAACAAATACTGGAACAGCTAAAATTAAAGTGTACCAAAAGAATCACGGTATGACTACTTCTACAAGCCCAGCGACAAAAGTAACAATCTCTAATACAGACGATACTCTTGTACATGGATCACCACCAACCTCAGGAACTATTACAGGTAACACTGGTTCTAGAACTATTACTGGTTCCGGAACTGTATTTTTGACAGATGTTGGTACTGGAACAATTGGCGCAGGAACAGTTATTTACACTTCAGCAAATGTATATGTTGGCGTTGTAGCCACAGTGGCAAGTAATACAAGTCTAACATTAGTTGATTTCTGTACAATTGCTATGGTAACTGCCACAAACTTTAAGTTTGTACCTCCTGTAAATGGTATTCCTGCAACAGAAGTTTATAGAGAATTCTCTTCAATTCTTGCTGTTGTTGATAATGATTCTTATATTTTAAGTACAACTACAACAGCTAAAAACACTGGGTACACTGGTGGAACTACTATCAAAGCCACCCGTAACATTATGTACAATGCTGTCCAACCAATCGCTGCGGTTCAAACATTCTCAGATACATCTGCGACATTTAGAATTAAAACCTTGAGTGGCAAATCTGTTAATGGATTTGAAACTCCATATACTTACTCGGATTATCTTGGTGTAACTGCAAATGATAATAATTATTTCACATATCCACAGATGATTACATCTGAGGCTAATGAGCAAAATACAACTGATAAGTCTGTTGTTTTAGAATGTAATATGTCGTCAACAAATAATTCTTTATCACCTGTTTTAGATCTGCATCGTGTAAGTTTGATTGCGATTTCTAATACAACGAATAATCCTACTGAGGCTTCTGTTAATAATGCTGGGGTTGATGAGATATCATTACTAGCATCAAATACAACTATCGGATTTACAAATACTTCAACTGTATTTACAGGTTCAATTTCCGGAACTGCTCTTACTGTTACAGCTGTTGCTTCTGGAACTATTTCGGTTGGTATGATTATTTCTGGAACTGGGGTGACTACAGGAACAAAAATTACTGCAGGTTCT